TATGACAATAACAACAAAAATATCAAAGCAAGGCCGAACACTACAAGCTGATGTTTACGGATCTTTAGCAGACAAGGATAGATTAATTGAATTAACTTTGAATGCTCACAAGATACCAAACGGATTAAGCCGTGATGGGTGGAGATTAACCGAAACTAAAGTAAATGATTAGATACGAAATCAAAGCAGGGAAACTAACTGAATCTGGATTAGTCGATACATTTCTACAATTAATAAATCGATTGAAACAATTTTCAGAACACCAAAACTATTCACTAACAGCAACTCAAGAAGATGAACGAAACTCAGGACAATTACAGAATGACCATACAAGAAAGAAAAGAACTAATCCAGCAAGTAATAGATAGATTGTTAGCTTACCCTAATGAGTATAAAGAGCAACTTGAATTACTTAATATCAGCTTTGATGTTAAAGACAATAGAATAAAGCCTACAAGCATAATCCATTGGCTAGAGTTGGAAGATAAAGGAATAGAAGTGAACTAATGAAAGAAATAGACAAACTAAAAGAACAAATTGAAGCAAAGTACAAGGAACTAAACGAGGCAAGGTTAAGAGTTGATAAAATCTCACACGATATTAACGCCTTAGAATTTCAGCTAAGGCAAATGCTTTTTTCGTAAATTTGCACCGTTGGAACTGCACGAAATATATTTTGATAAATCAATCAAAGACTATGCTATTAAGCTAACAAATGACATTGAAGCGGCTAACGACTTAATCTCTTTGACTTATGAAATCTGCATCAAGCGTGACATCCCAAATATAAATTTAAAAGCATACTTCGCTAGAACTATGCGAAATCAATTCTACAAAATGCAGGCAAAGCCAAAGATTGAAGAGCCTATTGTATATTCACCTACTCCTGATGTTCAATCAGTGCTTGAAAAAATGTATCCATACTACTCTAATATTCTTCAACTGGTAGGCGAAGGCGACAAACTAACAAACATCCACAAAGCGACTAAAATAAATTACGATACTTTAAGTAAAGATTTTATAAAAGCAAAGAAAGAATTTAAGATTTTGAGCGGTCAAACAAAAATAGCCTTAATTGTAATGAGTAATGATGGAGTAAGCTACCACAGATTAAACGCTCCATTCAGTAAAATGCACCACGATTATCAATTACCAATCGAAGTGCATTATAATAGTGATGACTCATTTATTGATAAATTAGAAGACGTTACACACGTTGTATTTAACCGTAACATCTCTGCAAAATTGCAGCCCGAAATAGTTATTGCAAAACTAAAAGCAAAAGGGATAAAAGTTATTTGCGATGTCGATGACTATTGGGTATTACCACCTAAACATGTAGCAAGAGAATTCTATAAACAAACAAATTATTCAAAGTGTATTTATGCTAATATAGCACTTTCAACAATGGTTTGGTGTACAACTAAGCAACTCCAAAATGAGATAAAGAAAATCAATCCAAACGTTCATATAATTAAGAATGCAATTTGGAAAGGTGATGCACAATTCAATCCTGATAAAGTATCAATTAATTATGATACCTTTTTTTATTCGGGTGGCAGCAGTCACTTTCAGGACTTGCTTTTATTAGGGGACAACTTCAATCAAGAAACTTTATACCTAAAAACGCCAAGAATACCAAATAAAATAAAAGGTATTAAAGTTGAAACATCAGATGTATTTAATTATGCGTATGATTATCATACAAGCGGAATTAGTGTAATACCTTTGCAATACAATAAATTCAATTCTTTCAAATCAGAATTGAAACTAATCGAAGCTGGGCACTTTGTTAAGCCTGCACTTGTTAGCTATGTAGCACCGTACACTAATTTGGCAACTGTTAAAAATTCAATCCCAGTTAAAAGTAATGAATGGGCAAAAGCCATCAAAAGAATTAAGGGCAACATAAATTTGCAAAATGATTTAGCGTTAAAGCTCAAAGAAGATGTTGAAACGCATTACAACTTAGACAAAGAAAATAGAAAACGAATACAACTATTATGAGCGATGAACTAAGAAAGGAAATAATAGAGATACACCTCAACCAAGCAGGTCACATACAAAATCAAAAAGAATTTATATCTTTGTGCCAAGAACTTTACAACTATCGGCCTGATATGAGTTGCGGTAGTTGCGTAATGAAACACGTTAAAAAATTATACAATGACAAAATTAAAAGTAATTGAAAGCTATCACGACAGCGAAATTAGAAGAGTATTAGCCGTTGGAGAAATAATCCAAACACCAAATCAAAAAAGAGCTGAAATGCTAATTGAAAGAGGATTAGTTGAAGCTGTAAAGCAAGAACAACCGACAGAAAAAAAGCAAGGTAAAAAACGTAAGTAATGCGTAACATAAATACATTATTACGAAAGAATGTAATTAGATGCAAATAGTCAAATTATCTGATATAAAACCAAACCCTAACAACCCTCGTTTAATCAAAGACGATAAGTTCAGAAATCTATGTACATCGTTAAAAGAATTTCCTGAAATGATGGAGCTTCGCCCAATTGTAGTTAATAAAGATATGATTATTCTTGGCGGCAATATGAGATATAAAGCAGCGAAAGAAATAGGATTAAAAGAAATACCTATTAAGGTTGCAGACAATCTAACGCCTGAGCAACAACGTGAATTTTTAATTAAAGACAATACATCTGGTGGTGAGTGGGATTGGGAAGTTTTAGCAAATGAATGGGATTTGGAGCAGTTGGAGGATTGGGGATTAGATATTCCTAACTTTGAATCTGATCAAGTACTTGAAGCTGTTGAAGATGACTTTGATGCAACACCACCCGAAGAACCGATTACTGTTTTAGGCGACCTTTACGAAATAGGAGAGCATCGGTTACTTTGTGGGGATAGTACTGATAGCGATGCGGTTGAAAAGTTGATGGATGGAAACAAAATAGATTTAGTTTTTACTGACCCTCCGTATGGGATTAAAGTGGTTCAAGGAAATAAAGTTGAAGGCGATAAAGGATTTGGAAGTGTTGGAGGAAATAAGATAGTTAAAGCAAAAAACTATTCTGAAATTATAGGAGATGACACAACAGACACGGCAAAAGAATTTTATCAAATGTGTATCAGTTTGGGAATGCAGAACTTTATTATTTGGGGAGGGAATTATTTTACCGACTTTCTTGCTCCGTCTATGTGCTGGATTGTGTGGGATAAAGAAAATTCGGGGAATTTTGCAGATGTGGAATTGGCCTGGACTTCATTTGATAAAGCCGCAAAATTATATAAGTGGCAATGGAATGGGATGATTAGAAAAGGGGATAAAAGCATAGAGGGAACGACACGAGTACACCCAACTCAAAAGCCCGTTGGATTATTTGGTGACATATTTAATGATTTCAAATTTGATACCTGCTTTGATGGCTTTCTCGGCAGCGGCTCTACTATGGTAGCAGCACACCAACTAAAAAGAAAATGTTATGGTATGGAATTAGACCCAAAGTATTGCGATGTAATAGTAAAGCGAATGATTAAACTTGATGATACTTTAACCGTTAAAAGAAACGGAGTTGATTGTACTAACGAATTTAAAGCGTAATGGCATACGACAAAAATAAAATATTTGAACAAGCAAAGGAAGTAACAGTAAAACATAAACTATTTTTTATTGAGGATATAGTCGCTTTTTTGCCTTGCTCAAAGAATTATTTTTACGACCACTTCCCACCTGATTCCAACGAATATGACGAACTAAAAGAATTATTAGAAACTAATAGAGTTTCCTTGAAGGTTTCAATGCGTTCTAAATGGTACACTTCAAACGCTCCAGCTTTGCAGATGGCACTAATGAAACTTATTGCAAGCCCTGAGGAACATAGGAAATTATCGCAGACTTATGTAGAAAGCGAAAACACCAACATAAACAAAACGCCAGTATTTGGCAACTCATCACTTGACGAATGAATTTTTATATCGACCCACAAAAGCACTGCACAAAATAGCCAAAATAATAAAAGGCAATGACCTTGCAATTATTCAAGGCGGTCAAGGTGCAGGGAAGACAATAGCAATTTTGATGCTATTAATTGATCTATGCAATCGAGAAACAAAGGAAGTTACTATTTGTTCAAGTGAGCTATCAAAATTAAAAGGAACGGCTATAAATGACTTCATAAAGATAGTCAAGGATTGGAATTTGTATAATGCGAACAATTGGAATAAGTCTGATATGATTTACAGATTCCCAAACGGTTCATTTATTGAGTTTATCGGATTGGATAAAGTGGACGTAGGGAAGGGCAGGCGAAGAGATTATGTATTCATAAACGAAACTAACAAAGTAAGTCTTCAAGGTTTTACCGACATCACAGCAAGGGCAAAAAAGGTTATTTGCGATTATAACCCCGATGCACATTTCTATTTGCACGATTTAATAACAGAAACAAACTACATTAATTTAACATACTTAGATAACGAGTATTTGCCAGAAAAGGAAATCAACAACATTCTAAGCTACAAGAAGCGAGGTTACTTTGATGATGAACAAATCAAGTCAAAATATTGGGCGAACAAATGGAGGGTTTACGGGCTTGGCGAAGTAGGGAGTTTAGACGGTGTAATCTTCACAAACTACGAAATAGAAGACTTTGGAGAAGTTGGCAGATTAGAAGGTTACGGAATGGACTTTGGATTTACAAACGACCCGACTGCATTAGTTGAGGTAAGTTTGGCAGATGGCAGACTTTATGTGCGTGAGCTGATATATGAAACTGGATTAACAAATCAGGACATAAGCAACCGATTAACAAGTTTAGGAATCAGCAAATCCAGTCTAATTGTTGCTGATAGTGCAGAACCGAAAAGCATTGAAGAACTAAGGCGTAACCATTGGTTAATTGATGGCGTTAAAAAGGGAACGGATAGCGTTAATTTCGGTATCAACTTAATGCAACAATACGAAATGGTTATACATCCATCAAGCCGCAATTTGATTAGAGAATTAGGCAGGTACAAATGGAAAGAAGATAGGAACGGAACTACATTGAACGTGCCAATAGATAGTGATAATCACATAATTGACGCACTCCGATATATTATAAGTTATAAATTTGCAAAGAAAGGTTATGGAAAATACGTGGTTATATAAGTCTTTGACCGTTGGTCAATATCAAGAAATACAATCAATTGACAAAGAGTTGAGCAGCTTCGAGCAGCTTGTTTACTTGGTATCAATTATACACCATTGCACGTTTGACGATGCTTTGAAAATGAAGCGAAGCCAATTTGACAAAACGGTTAACGATTACAACTCCACTAATTTCGGACAATGGAATAAAGAAAAAATTTGCACGTCATTAACGGTTGATGGATTAAAATACGATGTACAGCCAGACCCGAGCAAGCTAACAGCAGGGCAATTACTCGACAACATTAACCTATTGAAGTCAGCAGGTGAAGATCCCGTTAATATATTCCATTTGCGGTTTGCGACGATATTAAATCCAAAAGGCAAAAGATATGGAGAGGACAATTTGAGCCTCGCAAAACGTTCTGAATTGATTAAGGGAATACCTATGTATCTTCTATATTCGACATACGTTTTTTTTTTCAATCAATGGAACAATTACTATCCAAATACAGAGGATTATTTGAACAATCAAATGGGCAAAATATTGAAGTTGAGCAAGGAAATTTTGGAAGCAAATGGGCACTCTTCACGGTAATTGAAGCGATGGCAGACTTACATAACATATCAATTAATAAGGTGTACAGATTAAGAGCTATTGAATTCCTGAATTGGTGGGCTTATATTCAAGAAAAAACGCAACACGAAAACAGCAAGATTAAGAAATGAAAGAACTTTATAACCAACTTGACATCTACTGGCAAAAGGTAGTCGATGACTTAATACAGAGCCTTAAAGATGTAGATAGGTATAAGAGCGGCAATACAGCACAAAGTATTGGTGAGTTCAATACTAAGATGGTAACGGTAAATAGTAGCGGATTTCAAATCATATTAGCGATGCCTGATTATTACGAATATATGGATGAAGGGGTGAGCGGTGCGAAGAATAACACAAATAGAAGTAGGTTCAAGTACACAAACAAAATGCCTCCTATTCGAGCTATAAGACAATTTATGATTAACAATAGGATAGTACCAAAAAACTATTCAGAACTAAAAAAAGGAACTGGAACGAAATCGCAAAAAAGACAAAACATTGAAGATGCTTTGAACGGTTTAGCATTTGCGATAGCAAGAAAGATTTATGAGAATGGAATCAAAACAACTAACTTCTATTCCAATGTAGTTAACGATAAATTGATTTCAGACTTTGAACAAAAGCTACTTGGATTCTATACAAATCAGATAGTGGAAATCATAGCACAAAACAAGAACGTTTAATTTTTAGCACTAATTTAAGTTATAATATAAATGGCCTTAACAGTAGCATACAACGAAAGTCTAACATACATTATACCTGCATTTGCTCCTATTGACTTTGCGTTATCATCTTCTGCAAGCGGTGACGTTGCAAAGGTAGATTACAAGATAGTTTGTAAGGTGTATTATGAACCAAGTGGAGTTAATACGCTAATAAGCACACAACAAGTTAATGCAATACCACCTACTAACAAATCAATTTTCAGCGTTCAAGATGTTGTTAAGTCTTATATTATTTCGACTTATTCTATTTTGGCAGGTGATACAACGAACCTGCAAACAATAGATTTGCCATCGTTTCGAGTTACGTTTCAGGAATACTACGATGGAGCTTTGCGTGGTAGCGTAGTTAATTCTGCAATCTTTACCGTGTGGTATGCTTCACCAACTTATAGGCAATTTGCTACAAACGAATGGAGGCTGTACAATGCTGCTAATTATCTTTTTAGCGACCCTTTGTTTTATTTGTTAACTGGGTTCAAAAATAAGATTTCAGTCATCAATGCTTTCAGCAAAAAAGACCCGTTTTTAAAAATCAAATCAACCCAAAAAATACAAATTGCATTCCCTTTGAGGGCTAATTTCTTTGATTTTGATGTTTGGCTCAAAACATTAGATAGTTCATTTACACAAGTTACATTATCAAAACTTGATTTAGGTTCATTAACTCAAAATCAATTTGCGTTAGACATTGGAGTTACTGAATTACCTATACATAGTTGGGACGTTGCGCCGAGTTTTGTTGGCGTAAAATACTTCGCAATTGGTATTTATAATGCAACAAATTTAGAAATGGGTAGTTATACCTATCTTTATGAAATTGACGATTGTAAAACGAATTACACACCGTACGAAATACATTGGCTTAATCGTTGGGGCGGTTATGATAGCTTTATTTTCGATGGAGTAAGCAAGGTAACGACAAATGCAAATAAAACATTCGCCAAGTATCAGCCAAATAGAATAAACAGCTCAGGGGCTTTAGTTTATAACCTATACGAACAAAACAAAAAGCCTTTTCATATTGGATTAAATGAAACACATTTAGTTAATAGTAGATTGTTAGAAGACTTTGAAATCGAGGGGTTGCAGGACTTGTTTACTTCACCCGATGTTTACCTTAGAACGTCTGATGGCTTTGTGTCGGTTACAGTTAATGGTACAACCTTTGAGCATTTCAAATCCGAAAACGGCAAAGTGTTCAGCGTTCAATTAGAAATCAATATTGACCATTCAGACGAACGACAATGGTAATTGAGCATATCATAGCAGGTTACAGCGTGCCTCACAATGAGGGTGCAATTCCATTAACAAAGGAAAGCTATTCGATTAATGACCCTCAAAAGCGGTTAACAGATTTTAGTAAAACAATAACGCTGCCTGAAGATAACAGAACCAATCAAATCTTTGAGCATTGTTTTGATGTTAATGTAGCTTTCCAAACGTTCAACCCAAACAAGAAAACAAGCTACCAAATACGTCAAGATGGTATAACGTTAATGAATGGTTATTGCCAACTTAAAAACATTAGGAACTTAGACGGTCGGGTAGTTTATGAGATAGTTGCAACGGGCAAGACTGGAAATGTATTTGAGCAAATCAAGGACTTATATTTAACCGATATTGATTTATCAGACCTTGACCATACTTGGAATAGTACAAACGTTGTTGCAAGTTGGACTCCAACACTTGGCGAAGATTATGTTTACCCTATGATTGATTTAGGAGGTAGGACAAACTATGACGTTTGGTTGGTAACAGACTTCAAGCCTGCAATATTTGTCAAGGAATATTTAACGCGTATTTTTAGTGCGGCAGGTTATACAATTAGCTCCGATTTCTTTGATACTACGTTATTCAAATCGCTTATTATTCCCTATGCGAGTGATACTATTCTTATTGATAATTCAGGAATAAAGGATAATACATTCAGCGTTGGATTAACGAGTACACAAGTAATAACAACCCCAACGGTTATAGTATGGAACAATGCAAGCGCACCGTATTACAACACGTCAGGCAATGACTTCAATACAACAACTGGAGCCTATTTAGCACCGTTAAGCGAAGAAGTAAGCATTCAAGGCGAGATAGTAATGAGCGTTAAATATACCGAAGCAAGCAGCATTGATACGTTAGGTTTAAACGCAATTAGAATACTTCAAGGCACTAAAATATACATTCAATATTACATTTTAGAAAATGGTTTAATCGCAGGTTCTGGAGTTCTTGATGTGACTAATGATATGAGCGGAGTTGCTCTTACTTCTATTTATACAACATCAGATTTTACAGTTCCTTTTGTAACACAAAAATTCTCAACAGTATCTGGCAGGAGTTACACAATGCGAATAGACCCTACCGTTATTTATACAAATGGGAGTACTATTCTAAAATATACAAGTTCGTGGAACCTAAATATTAAAATAGGTAGTAACATTCAACTAAACATACTTAGAACTACATTAGTGGCAGGTGATACTATTGTAATGAACAACGTTATCCCGAAACAAATAAAACAAACGGATTTCGTGGCGGCTATTATTAAGCGGTTCAATCTTTATTTGGATTATGATTTGATTGATGACACTATAATATACATTGAACCCCGTGAAGACTATTTAACAGCTACAAGCGAAGATTTGTCGGAGATGGTGGATAGGTCAAAGGACTACATTATTAAGCCGTTAGGAGCATTAGATAGCAACGTTTACAAGTTCACAGACAAAGAAGATAAGGACTTAATCAACACTCAATATCAAACTTCATTTACAGAAACGTATGGAACAAGAACCTATACCGTTGATAATGATTTTATCAAATCTGAAAAGGTTATAACTTCAATATTTAGTCCGACACCATTAATGAGCGTGACTAACGAAAACGATAGGGTAATCAGTTCTATTCAATTTCAAGATGAGCAGCAAAACAAAATAGAAGGGCAAGGTGCAATCCGCTTATTATACTGGGGTGGATTATTAGCTACAAAAAAGAAATGGAGTTTAACGGCTTTTCCTTTTACACTTAGAAGTACTTACCCATACGCAGGACACATAGACAATCCGTTTTCACCTACTTTTGATTTGAATTGGAATGTACCCAAAAGGATATACTATGATTTCAGATACGGAGGTAGTCGAGTAGTAACCTACACAAACAACAACGTTTACAATGTTTTTTGGTCAAAATATATTCAAGAAATAACCGACAAAGATAGCAAGTTATTAGAGTGCTATTTATGGCTAAGACCAAACGATTATGAGCGGTTAAGTTTTAGGAATCGTTATTACATAGATGGTTCATTTTGGCGATTGCTTAAAATAGAAGACTATGAGGTAACTGCAAATCAAACGACTAAATGTATATTTTTGAAAGCTGCACCACAATCGGCATTCACCCCCGAAGCACCCGAAGTATTAGGCGGAGGCGGTGAGGTGTATAGTGATGGGCAGGGTTTACCACTAATGCGAGCCTTTGACAGACCAAACAATAGTTCTGGCGTTGCACAAGATAGCATTATTTATGGTGACAATAATACAAGCGTAAATCGAAGTATAATAGTAAGTAACGATGTATTAACGGCAGCAGGTTCAACTAATATAACAGCTTTGAATAGCGATGGATCCACGTTGCAAGGTTCTAACATTGTAGTTATCAATTCGCCAGATGTAACGGCAAACGCAGGCGAGGTTTATATAAATAGTTTGTATGCTGAAAACCTATTTAAAAGAACCTATTCAGAAGCCGATGGTAGTTTAGGGCAATTGTTCTCAACTGGTCAAGTTATATTACCTGAATTAGAAAGCAATCAAGCCTATGAAGTAATAAGAGGTTATGCAAGATTAACGGGGAGCGTGTCAGGTGGTAGTCATAAATTAGAAGTATTCAACAATGGGGCTACTCATAGCTTGGCAGAAATACCAAGTGCATTTTTCAGTACATCAAATAACGTAGGGTATTTTGACCTTACTCATGCTCATAGTGATATACATTTGGGCGATGGGTTATTTATGCAATTTGCGGGTGAAATGACATTTAGTGCAGGGGCTACATTGGAGGTTCAAATTATTTATAGAATTGTTACAATATGACAAATAAAAAGATAGCGTTAGACATACTTGTTAATATCTCTAATGAAGATATAAGCGTTGAAGAATTAAATAAGGAATTAGCGAAAGCACGTGACTTATTGGAAGAAGTAGGCGATGCAGCAGGGGATGAATTTAAAGCGTTAAAAACGGTTATTGAAACGGCTGACGGCTCAATGGAAAACGCCGTTGAAACCTTAGAGAAAGTCAACGCACAAACTAAGGACTTTAAGGAAAATTTAGACGACACGGGCAAAGCAGGTAAGAAAGCGGAGTCGGGAACTAAGGCGTTATCATCTGGAATTAAAGGAATAGGATTAGCGATTAAGGCATTAGGCATAGGCTTAATAATTGGGGCCTTCAAACTATTGCAGGAAGCATTTAGCAGAAATCAAAAAGTGGCAGATTTCTTTGCGGCTGCGATGGATACGGTATCAATCGTGCTCAATCAAGTTGTTGATGTTGTTGCCACCGTAATAGAGAAAGTAGCTGCAAGTTCAAAAGGATTTGAGGGGTTAAGGACAACAATTAGCGGATTAATTACCTTAGCAATTACACCGTTAAAGCTAAATTTCTTTGCCATAAAATTAGTATTGCAAGAAGCTCAATTAGCTTGGGAAAGTTCATTTTTTGGGAACAAAGACCCTCAGGAAATAAAGGCTTTAAATGAAAAGATAAAAGGAACAACAGCCGCAATAGTTGAAACTAAAAACGAGGCAATAAAAGCAGGTGCAGACGTTGTTAATAATTTTGGCAAGGCAATTAATGAGGTTGGCGACTTGGTAACAGGAACAGTCGAAGGCATATCAGAAATAAGCGTAAAGGGTTCATTTGCCACAGCTAAAGCAAATAAAGAGTTAGAGAATAGTGCAAAGATAGCAGCAGCAGAACAAGCGAAGTTATTAGAAATCTATGATAGGCAAGCGGAGATACAAAGACAGCTAAGAGATGACACAAGCAAAAGTATTTCAGAGAGAAAAAAAGCGAATGAAGAATTAGGCACGGTATTAGAAAATCAGATAGCGGCAATGATTAAAGTTGCTGATTTGCAAATAGCATCAGCTGCAGCGGAACTAAGAACAAACAAAACCATAGAAAACAGAGTAGCACTAAAAGAAGCCGAGGCTAATAAATTAGGGATACTCGCACAGGTCGAAGGTTTAAGGTCAGAGCAACAAGCAAACAAAATCGCAATCGATAAGGAAGAAATAGATTTAATCAATGCAAAAGGACAAAGCGAAGCCGACTTAGCCTATGAAAGAAAAATATTTGATGCACAACTTATTGATGACAAATTAGAACAACTCGAAGCATTAAAGGCTATTGAGGCAGATCGTGAGCAGACAGAGAAAGCAAGGTTACAATCTATAATAGATGCAACCAACGAAGGAACACAAGCGAGAGTAGATGCACAAATAGCCTATGATGAATTTGAGGAAGCAAGCCGACAAAAAACAATAGATTTAAACCTTCAAATCTTAGATGAAACGATGGCAATCTGGGAGCGTGAAGATGCTATTGAATTAAAAAGGTTTGAGGATAAAAAAGCACGTGAAAAGGAACTGCAAGATTTCAGAATCAAAACCACTTACGATATGTTCAATGCACTTAGTGCACTTGCAACAGCATTCGCTAAAGGTGACGAAGAAAGCCAAAAGAAAGCTTTTAAAATAAACAAGGCATTAAATATAGGTGTAGCTATAATGCAAACAGCTCAGGCGGTTACGGGTGCATTAACAGCAGGCGGCAACCCTATCAAGTTAGCAACTGGAGCCCAATTTGTGGAAGCAGGAATAGCGGCGGCGGTAGGTGCTGCTCAAATAGCTACTATTGCCAAGACACAATTCGGAGGTGGTGCAACTGGTATTAATACAAACGTTCCAGATTCGCCAGTCGGGCAAACATTCCAACCAAGAGCGTTCACAAGTCCGACAAACGACTTACCTCAACAAAGTATCAAAGTTCACGTTGTGGAAACTGATATAACTAATTCGATTAAAGGGGTTGAAGGAATTTATAATAGAGCTGTTGTAGTTGAATAAATTTATTATATTTGTTATGATATAGTAGTATTATGTTCTTTAGTGAGTACTTTTTTGATTTTAATTGATTAAAAGCCTTGCATATTGTAAGGCTTTTTTTTATATAAGAAATGGTCGCAGCTCGGAAGTGCTGATTTGGGTTGTATAGATAATTAAGCCATACCCAAAAACTA